AGACCACCTTGAGATATAGTAAAATTACTTGCTGTAGGGTGAGTAGCTGTAAAAGTAACTGCATTATTTGTACAAGTATCAGTAGATTGATCTATGCTAGTTAAATTATTTACAGTAAAGTTATTAGAGTTTCCTGATACATCTGCACCTAGACTACTAGAGTTTTCAAAGTCTAAATAGAATCCATTTGTGCCAAAGGTTAAACCAGATACATCAATGGGTTTCCAAATGTTTGTGTCGGAATCAAATTCTCCAAATTGATCTGCGGCTAGTTGTTGTCCATCTATAAAAACTGTTTCTGCCATGTAGCCATCAAATAATTCTGAATATAAAAAATCTTTTCCAATATTATGATCTACGCTATAATTCATAGATGTATCATAATTTTGTGATGGATAATTTGAAGTTGAAAATGATGTAACTTGTTCTCCATTTACATAAAGTTTTATTCTATTACTTGCTGTTGCTTGTGTCGTATCTACTGCCATAATAATATTATACCATGAACTTGGGTCTCTAAAAACTTGATTTGTAATTAAACTTGCACCTGATACTTCATTAAAAAATATGTGTATTACATCATTATTATTAAATCTTATAGTATCTCTTAATCCACTACCAACATTAGCACCTATTAATGTTTGATAATCGCCTAATTCACTTCTTTTTACCCAAGTGCTAAACGTAAATTTTCTTCTATTTGTTGGTGAACTAGATAAAGTTTTGTTTAAATAATCTGTACTCCCATCATTAAATCTTAATGAGTTAGCAACCTCAAATTCTCCAGCTAGTGCTGAACCTACATTTCCTGTTGCAATAGTTGGTAGCATTAATTCTCCAATGTTGGAAATTCGCCTAATGGTCTTGTGAAAACAGGATTTTCTTCTGTTCCTGTGTTTGTGTATTCGTATAAAGTTTTCAAAGCATCTACATCACTTGCATTATCAATCGCAGTTTCCATTTCATTTGATTTAGTTCTAACATCTGCTCTAAATGTTGTAATATTACTTGGTACAGAATAATCAGCGACTTCTGTTGCTTTGACTACATACCAATCTGTCGGTGCAAGTAGTCCTGATGCTTGTTCTTTTACAATTCTTTTCTTTTCAGTTTTTAAACCATAATTAATTACTTGGTTGCCATCATCATCTAAAATATTATTACCATCATCATCTACTGCGTTTTCATCATTTAATCTTTTAGGTGTTGCAGTTCCCCAAGATTCTGTAACTTGACCATCTGCAAATGTGTAAGTTGAGTTTGTATTATTGTAATATGCTGGGTCTTTGTAGTTTGTTTTATCAACTATTATTTCATAAATACCTATTGCTTCTTTTTCAGCAGTAGTCCAAAGTTCAAAAATTTTAGCTGGGTATCTTACATCTCCTATCACTACTGATTTAGGAAAATTGATATATTGTGTAATATTGTTATCTTCTACTATTGCGTACATATTTTAACTTTCACTTAAATTTAATGTTCTACCTACTTCTTGCCAAACTGAACCATTGTATCTGAAAACTAATATATCAGTTTTTCCATCTGTTGAAGTAAATGTTGGTGCTGTGCTTCCAGCAAATTCAAATACAGTATTAAATGCGATTGTGTGTGAGCCATCATAATTTATTTCTAAACATATAAAAGAACCCTCAACTGAATTACTTGGTGCAGAGAAAGTAGTGTTTTCTGTTGTTAAATGATATGCGTTTGGTTTAGCTTGAACGTCCCAAGCTACAGCATTTGATGATGATGTTAAAGCTTGTTGTGGAATATAAGCTAGATCATTAAATTTTATATATCCTGTTCCATTTGTTGTTACTTGAATATGTCCATTTGCACCATCTTCAAGAGTAATGTTTCCAGCATTTGTACCAGCATTTGTATTTAAAATTAAATCTCCTGTGCCATTTGTTGTTAGAGTTGCGTTTGCGTTGTTATCTCCAATTTGAACTGTATCTGCTTGAAGTGTTACATCTCCTGTTCCATTTGGAACAATATCAATATTTGCATTTGATGTTGAAACTATATCGTTTCCATTTACATCTAAGTTTCCACCTAGTTGTGGTGTTGTATCTCCTACTAAATCAGCAACTACTGTTGAATCTAAGAAATTTACTGTGTTAGCTGAATAATCTATTGTTGCAAAACTTATATCATCTGTTCCATCAAAAAACTTAATGGTTGGGCTAGAAGCTGACGTAACATCAAGCCACATCGTTCCAGCAACTGCTGAAGATGGTCTTGATGTGCCTGAATTCATTGTATTGATAGCACCTAAAACTGAATTTAAATCTGTCCTAAAATCAGGAAAAGATTGATTGGCTATTGTAAAATCTGTTGCTTGTGACATATTTATTTATACTCCTTTTAAAAGCCCTTTGCAATAAAATCAAAAGTTCTTGAAATATTTGAGCCACTTGAATTTTTAAATAAAACGTCAAAACTATTAACAGTTTTATTTGAAACTGTAAAGAAATCTCCTGTGTTTGCATCTTCCATTGTAATACCAACTGCATATGCTGTTGTTTTAAATGGATTAGTAAATGTAACTGTTTTTGTACCTACTCCTGAAGATATATCATTACCACTAAATATTCGATCAACCATATCAACTGCAACTGTTACTGCTGAAACTACAGGTGTTGAAGCTAAATCAGATGAAGTTAATACTACTCTAAATTTTAAATATCTAGCTGTGTAATTTCCTATAACAAAAGTTTGAAAAGATGTAAATGTAGAATTATCATCTGAGGTTGCAATTTCTAAATGAGCATCACAGTTGGCTGGTGTATCTCCATCAAAATTAGATTTTGCAGAATCAAATAACCCACTTCTATTGTCAAAAAGATCGTCAGGGTTTCTTGCTGATTGTGTAAGTGAAGCTGTAACTCTAACAGTGTGTTTTGCTCCAATATCAATTACATTTGCAAAAGCATAATTACCTGATGCTAAAAAATCTGCATTAGCTACACCTGAATCAAAAAATCTAGTAGTATTAGCATCAAATAAACCTGAAGCAGAATCAAACAACTCGCTTGAATTAAGTATAATAGAATCATCAGAAAGGGATACGTTAGTTTTAGTACCAGCAAATGTAGGGTGTTCATTAACAGTTGTAATAGAATTAAAATTTTCTGCACTTACTACATTTGATACAATTGCTGTAGCATTAGAACTAAAATTACCAAGTTTATCTACAGCTTTTATTAAATAAGTTCCAGCCCTTGCTGGTACTGTTATTGATGTCGCTGGTCTTGATACTTTAGTAACAAGATTAACTGAGTTTAACCATTCCCCTGTACCATCTGTTTTGTCTGAAAATCTAATTTGATAAAATGCCAAATCTAAATCTGAAATTTGTGTCCAACTTAAATGTGCATCATTTCCTGTTATATTACATGATAAATCTTGAACATCTGATGGTGGGTCAATAGCACCAACTATTGTTCTTTGTGCAGAAACATAACTTGATGAAATTCCAAGAGTAGATACTGCTTTAACCCTGACGTCATAAGTTTGTTGGTCAATTACATTTAAAACTCTATGTGTTAATCCACTTCCTTGAGCATATATGATAAAATTTGAATCTGTGCTTAGTTTGTATTCAACTTGGTAAAAATCTATAAATTGGTCAGGAGATGCACCAACTGTAATATCTAAAGCTACAATTACAGTTCCATCATTATATTCAATTAATGTATCTGACAAAGTAACACTTGCTGGTGGCTGAACAATAAATGGATTTGGTAAATTTGTTGATGGTGTACTAGCTACTTGTGATTTACTAGCCCAAGTATAGTGTGATGCTTGATACTCAACTAAGTTAAGACTAACAGTATAATCCTCATTAAAATTCATAGAAAGCACTCTAAATGCTTTACTCGAAAATCCTAACCCTGATAATGTAACATTAACTATATCTCCAATGTGTAATTCATAAGCTTTAAATGTTGCAGTGATATTTAATCCTAAAGATTCTCTACTTCTTCTCAATATTATCTCAGCCATTTCTTCAGCCTGATATGGAGAAGTGATAGTGCTGAAATCAAATCTTTGTTCTAATAAAAAACCACCATCTGCTGTTTTCATTGTTGCGTGTTGATCTGCACTTGCTAAACCTGAGTCATCTACAGGTGGAAACTGTACTTCATCAACTTGATAATTTCTGTCAGGATTTATAAATGAAACTATAACTCTATTATATTTTGAATTTTTAGATGGAGATGCTAATGAATATCCCTCTATAATATCATCTTCTGTTAATGATACTGAAGCTGACCCTGTAGTCTCTATAATTAATTTATACTTACCCTGAACATAAGGAAGATAACCTCTAGTGCCTTTTACTATTTCTCTTACATTGTCTATAACTTTTTTTGATGTATCTATTACAGCATTACAATCAAATATATTTATATCACTTGCACTTCCATAAGGTGTTACTTGAGTCACTGCTACCTGTGAAGCATCATAAAAACTTTGTAAATCTATATCTGCTGTTGCAATTCCTTTTCCATATCTTTCATTTCTTAAATAATCTAATAAACAAAATGCTGGATTTGTAGAAAAAGATGCTGTTTGTTCAGATAAGTTAGAAGCTAATGTAACAACTTTTTTACCTTTTACTTTTGCTTGTACTTGTGGGATGCCACCAAATACATCTTGATTCCATTTAAACCTTAAACCTAAATAACATATTCCTCTTAGTCTATGATTACTTCCCCAAGATGATAAAGGTGTTAAAACACTTGATGCTACTTGATCGTCTTGTCCTAAAAAAGCTTGTATCTGAATATGACTTGTAGAATCTTTATAAAAATTACTATCACTACTATCAACTTCTCTTACTGTTCCATGAGTTAATGCTCCATCAAAAGTAACTACTTTATCATCTACTCTTATTTCTTCTATTGAATTTACCTCTCCCTCACAAAGCACTAAAGCTACATAAAGATAAGTATTATCTGTTCCTGAAGTCTCTATAAAAACTCTTGTTCCACCAATTAATCTTTCTCCATAAACAACAGGAATACAAGCATTGTTTGATTGCTTGTTAAGTAATATTCCTCTTTCAGTTTCTTCAAAATCATTTGTACCAAAGTCAGGCACATCAGGTCTCATTGATCTTGTAAATAGCCAACCAATAGCAAATACTCCTAAAGCAACAAAAGGATTCATTCCTTTTAAAAAATTAAATATTCTTACTGCTTTAAGTACCTTTTTTGCTGGTTTAAATATTTTACTTAATTTAAAACCCATTATGACCTACCCCATTTTAAATCTAATACTGTTTGACTAGAAAAATCCATTCCTACATCAGCACTAAAAAATCTTTGTTGAGAAGTATTGTTTGTTCTTCTTCCTGATTTTTTTTCAAAATCTGCCCAATGAGAAACTACAGTTAATTTTACACTAGCATCATTATTTGATTCTAAAATTTCAAATGTATCTATATTTCCTTTATATAATAAAATTGGGTCAGCTATTAATGAATTAGAAGAATCTAATAATCCTCTAAATATTGTAACTGAATCATTAACTATATTTTCTCCAAGCACCACAGATACAAAAGATGTATCTACTGCTGATAAATTAATACTTAATGATGTTTTTGATATGTCTGTTTGTTCTTGAAAAGATGGTGTTTCAATTAGAAAAGCTGAAGATGTATATGTAACACTAGACCCTGATACAGAAGAAGTTATGTCAAAAATACAATCTGTAATATTTACAGGAGTAGAAAAGCCTATAGTTAAAAGATGAATTGGGCTTATATTATTGGTTGCTAACTCATTCTTTACTGCTGTTGTTAATGTTCTCGCCATGTTCCTCGTAATATGTTCTAGTTATGGTTTCTGTACCTTTTAACATGGTAAAATTGAATTTGCTATTAGGTTTTTTATACTCTTTTAAATCGTTAGTTTTTTCATCAATTTCATCTTCATTGACAATAGCTGTAGCTTCAAAATCTGCACTAACTAAGTGTGTAATTTTGTATTTTTTCATTAAAGAGTTTCTTCTAAATCTAACTCAAATTGATATAAAATATTACCATCTTTGTCTGCTCCTACTCCACCAAATTCTTGTATGTCATTTGTTAAATGTACTTTAAATGGAACACTATCATAAGTTACTGAAGAATCGTCTGCTAATGCAGTTATAAGAGGTGGCTCTATTGTAAGTGTAGCTTCATTTGACCCATCTGCTGTAACATCTGCAACAACCATATAAACTTTGTCATGTGCAAATTTTACAAAGTCTCCAGCCTTTAAAGTTCCTGTCATTCCATCAACTGTAATAGTTGTGTCTCCTACTGATTGGACACCATTTACAAGAACAGTTCCACTTACATCGCCTCTAGCATTTTTAACTTCAGGTGGAGTTATTGTAAAATCTTCTTTAGATGATCTTTGTTTCATAATAAAAGCCATCAGTTCTCCATAAACATCTGATCTTTTTGCTGTAATAATTCTAGCAGTAAAACCAAATCTCTGATCTTGTATTTGTCTTGTTAATTTTTTTCCTGACATTGATTTTGAAATCAAAGTGCTTTGTTGACTTTGAATACCTAATGTTTGAAATTTTGCTGTTGATATTGGAAATGCACCACTCATTATACTAACTCTGTTCTACCTTTCTCTGCTAAAGCATTGTTTATGATTCCTGTAATAGTTGCTCTGTTTTCAACTAAAGCTTCATCAAATCCTCTTGAATCTATTGTGTTGATTGTAAAGTTCACATTAACTGCTCCACCACCTGTACCTCTAGCTGATTGTGTTATTTGACCTGATGAGTTTGGTATAAATAATTCAGCACCTCTTTCTCCTACAATAGTTGGCTGTCCTTTTCTAACAGCACCACCTGAAGCAAATAGTTTTAAACCACCACCACTACCACCACCCATAGCACTTAATACCATTTGTAAAGCAATCTGTCTTTTTAATGATGACTCTTGTTTTTTCATGGATGTCAATTTATCTTCTTCTTTTTTAAATAAAGTTTCACTAAGTATTTTTTCAATACCCATCAAAGCAATTCTTTCTATTGTTTTTGCAACAATATCAACCAAAAGACTTTGTGCTAATTCTTTCATTGACATATTTAAACTTTTACCAAGAACTAATGCTTCTGCTAATGATCTTGAAAATCCACTTGCTAAATTATTTATTCCATTAAAAATTTCATTTGATAAATTAAATTGTTCATTTTGTTTTGTAATCTTATCTAATATTTCTATTCTTAAAGAATTTTCTGCTTCTACTTGTTTTTTAAATTGTAGATGTGCTTCATGTATATTTTTAATTTCTTGTTTTTGTTTCTTTGTATCTTTAGTAGAGTCTTTTTGTACTAATGAAGTTTTAATACTATTTTTAAGTTCTTCATCTCTTAGTCTTGCTATTCTCATTATAGTATCTTCATAATTTTCTAATTCTCTTTGAAGCTGTCTTTGTTCTTTTGTAATTAATTTAATATTGACTAATGGTAATTTATTTAAAGTTTGTATTAAAAATTCGTAAGCTGTTGTCACACCATCAACTGCTATTGCTATTCCTTTAATAGCACCTGATAATAATTTAACTGCACCAGCTAAAGCACCACCAATAGCATCTGCAATATCATTAAAAGTAGCTTCATTATCTTTTATAAAACCATCTAAATCTTTAAATTCTTTTTTAAGTGATGCAAAAAAATCTTTGTCAGCTACTCTCTTTTGAAACTTAAATACACTATCTGATAACATAGAAAGTGTACCTGTAAATGTGTTTGCAAGTTCATCTGTAGCTGTTCCAAACTTACCACCTTTACCAAATACTTTTTCAAATGCTTTAATTGTTTCTTCTGCTGATACTGTTGCTCCAGCTTTAAAACCTAATAAATCTCTTACACCTTTTTCTCTAAATATATCTGCTGAAGCTATACCACCAGCAAATGCTCTTTGTATTTGTTCAGCAGTTGTTTGAAAATCTAATCCTGTGACCGATGCAACATTACCTGTAATCTCTAATATCTTTGATAATCTTTCAGCATTACCTGA